AGAATCACCAATGTGTTTTTATATGGCACCCGAAATAAGAATCGAACTTATACTAACAGAGTCAAAGTCTGCTGTGCTACCACTACACCATTCGGGAATAAAATTACACTTAACTTTTTAAAGAACTGTGTGTATTGTACATGATTCTTAATCTTTGTCAATACATGTTGTTGTAAGATTACAACACTTCCAAACAAAAAACCCTCAGAACTTTCGTTGTGAGGGTTGTGAAACTTTAGTTTACTTTTATGTATTACTTAATTCCACTAACCCTTCCGTGCGCCCATGACTGATTATCGCTACCAATAAACGGTGTGCGATACTCTGCTGTTAAGCAAGATTTCGAGAGGGTTGAAGGTATTTTAATCATAGTGCTATTATATAGGCTTTTTTTTGTTTTGGCAAGAGGTTTTTAAAAATATTTTTAAATTTCTTTCCACTTGCCATGTTCGATAGGCACCCAATGTTCCGGATCACGGACAATTTCAAACGTTGTTGGTGGCCATGTAATTGCGTGGCGTTGAAGTTGTGTTTGCACCAGATGTTCTGGATTATATTTGATACCCTCATTATAGAATCTATCAAAATTAACTACAGCATCAGTATAGATGGACATTGCATGTGGGAGTCCAATTGCAAATTGGTCATTGAAGTTTGGTACATAGCCGTAACGTTGATTGTTTGGAATGTATATTGTGTTTGGTGATTTCGATAAACACTCATGTGCCAATTTTAAATCAATTGGCTCAGACAAGCCTAAATCTGTGCGTGAACGAATCACCAAATCATACGAATCAAGTTCTTGACGCCACAAATCACAATACTGTAGACATTTGTATTGTTGCCAAACATTTGCAGGTGTACTGTTGTATGGCTCATATTCTTTCGGAATTTCTCCTAATGCAGAAGGATCAAGAACCTCAATGAATTTGATTTTGTACCAAGGCGGTAGATGTGCTTGAAGTTTGTCTCTGACTTGACCAGCAGATTTTAAATCACACCAATTCTCGGATATTTTAGGGTCCCATCCAAATTCTCTACGCCAGAATACGATGTATACATCGATTGCCGACTTAGTTAGATTTTGTAACTGTGAATCAAAGTCTGCCGAGAATCGTGGATTACCCGTTAGAAGTAGTGCTGTTTTCATCTTTCAAATATTTCCATTTTATATCTTCTTTTTTGATTGGTGCATCGGGATTTGAAATGTCTTCAAACACATTCCAAAGTTCTTCCTTGATGGCAAGTTTTGTCCATAAACCAACCTCTAAACTGTATGCCTCTAGTTCCCATGGATGATGGTAATAATCTATTGCATCAGCATCTACTGAAATTCCTTTCCATTTGGAAAGAGTTTCATTTGTTTCACCGTGAGCAAACTGTTTGATATGCACCATTTCATGTGCCAGTGTTTTAAATATCTCTGCGGCTCCAATCCATGGGTGTATTTCAATTAAAAACTCCCTAGCTTTATTTGATGCATTATAATCTTCTATTGAAGCAAAAGCCCAAACGGTTATTTTTGGATTGAACTTGATTGTGAGATGTATATTATCTCTGAGTCTTTTAGACTTTATTAAATTTTGAGCGTAAAATTCTACAGCCCTTTCGACAAAAGGTTTGAAGTCTTTATCTGGACAGTTGACTATTCTGACCTTCATTTTATCTCCAGTTGTTACCATTATTTAGTCACTGGAAGATTTCATATTATGAAATTAAACTTGAGTTATTTTCACTCCAGCTTTCTGTAAGAACTGTAGTCCGTCATCAGAACGATAACTATTGCGATAATACACAGAATTGATACCACTTTGATAAACAAGTTTGGCGCAATCAAGGCAAGGGGCATGAGTGACAAAGAGAGTAGCACCGTTGCCAGACTCAGTGCTTTTTGCCAGTTTTGCGATGGCGTTTGTTTCTGCATGTAGTACCTCAGGTTTTGTTACAAGTTTATAACGGAGCCACGGAAGATTTTCTGTTTTTGGTAACTGTTGTTCAGACCAATCACCGTCATCACAATAAATTTTGTCTTCACAAGTGTTGTCCCAACCAGATGGCATTCCATTGTAACCAATAGAAATGATGCGGTCGTCTTTTACAACAATCGCACCAACATGGAGTCTCACAGCAGATGATAGTCCCGCAAAAGTCTCTGCGGTCTTCATATATGCTTCAATGAATTTTTGTTTCACTTAGTTTGTTCCGCCAGTATCTTATAACCTTTACCCGTTGGATGAACACCATCAGCACTCATGTTATCAGCAGGCCTTAAAAGTACAACATCACCATATTCTTTTGCAATTTTTGTCATTGCTTCATGTGGAATAGGTTTGCGGTCTTTTCCAGGATCAATCCAGAAGACACGTTTGCCTTTAATTGCTTCACGCATCTTCCTCAGTTCTTGTTCTGTTTTCACACCTTTGTGGTCATTTGCACCAAGGCTGATAATGATTGTTTCATAAGGTTTTGTAGTAGACTGGCTCAAGTAATCTTTATTCCACTGCCAACTATTCCAACCACCTTTAGAATAAGAAACACATTCTTTACGAACCATTGAAACACCAACGGCGATAGAATCACCTATAATCATGCAATCAATCATAGCACTTCGTATTCGTCTTTACCAACACCACACTCTGGACATAAAAAGTCATCAGGTAAAGTATTCCATGCGCCTTCTAGTTCCTCATCGTGGACATGTCCACATACTACACATACATGATCTAGACTCATAGTGCCTCCAATACTTGTTTATACGCATTTGCGTGACGTTCTTCAACTTTCTTCAATGCAGTGAAACGCTTTTCAGCTTTTTCCAAAATTGCTTTGAATGCTTGTGCATGTTCATTAGATTCACGACCCTGTTCGTTGAATTCTTTTACAGCTTCAATGTTTTGTTCAGCTTTAGCAATTCGTTCAAACTGTGGATACATTTCCGTAAACTCATAGGTCTCACCTTCAATAGCAAGTTCTAAGCATTCTTTAGTAGTTGGTTTACCAACCAACAATTCTAAATGACCCCATGCGTGTTTAATTTCTTGGTCGGCGGTGTGTTCAAAGTGTTTAGCAACTTCCTCAAAACCTTCTTCACGTGCCAACTTTGCAAAATAGCGATACTTGATATGTGCCATAGACTCACCAGCCAATGCACTCTCAAGATTTTTTAAAGTAATAGACATTTTTTTCCTTATTAATTGGTCCGGCGTACAGGAATCGAACCCATATTCGGGGCTTAGAAGACCCCTGTATTATCCATTATACGAACGCCGGGAGTTTTATTTAGTATAATCAATCGTATGAACGAGTTTATCCACATCCATCCAATGAGAACAGAGTTCAGACTTATCATCTTTCAAACGACTAATCATTTCGGTGACACCTTCATGTGTGGTCTCACGACCCTCGATGATTTGCTCACCGAGGAATTTTTGAGTTACTTCATCGAATTCACGACTGTGTTCAGTCATCACTAATTCGTCATATGCATGTTCGAGGCTTTCGGCCTCAATTACATACTTATTACGGAAAGTGCTTAGTACATCTATTTCAAATAACGGCATAATCAAAGTCCTTTAATAATTTAGTAAGTAAATTTTCACGTTTAATACCCATCACTTCATCCAACATACGTTTCAACAAATCAATTTGACCCTGTTTCCACTTACGATCATCTAAACTAAAAGACGAATTCATAATGTCGGTATGCCAAAGGATTTCAAACTCAAGATAATTGAGAAGAACATCCTTCGACATATTAAACCTCAATAAATTGAAGTTGGAAATTATCCGCTTGTTCTTCGTATTTGTGGTAACCACGTGGGTTAGCAATAATACGTGTAGAACCAATCATATAATCGAAATTATGATGGGTGTGACCATGAGTCCACAGTTTGATTTGTGGATGATCCAAAATGAATTCAGACAAGTCTGAACTGTATGCACCGTTCACCATAACATCATTTTCATATTGTGGCTTCGTTGATTGCTTAGAAGGAGCATGATGGCCAACAACAATCCAGTTTTTAAGTGGTTGTGCAACAATCGCTTCGTCCAATGCTTTCAATGTAGCCTTATGTTCACGCACAGATTTTTCCGGAGAAAACTTGCCTGTACGTGTGTGAAATTCATTTTTCACAATATTAGTGTAGTCTGTGCTTCCGTCTTCTTTGGTGCCATAAACAGGCACTTTGTAATTAACCACTTCATCACTATCCTCAATGATACGATAATCGTTCATGTAACCTTTGATACCATACAAGGTGTTTGGGTCTTCCTTGTTCATATCTGTCCATAGTGAAGCGCCAAAGAACATTGTGCCTTTGATATCAATACATTCTTTTTCTAGAATGTGAAGATTGACCAAATAACCAAGGTTAGTACGGAGATTTGTAAGAGACTTAGCAAAATCACCGTGATAATGTTCATGGTTTCCGAGAATGTAAATGACATGAGGAAATCTTGCAGAGCATTCTTGGAAGAATGTATGAATTTTATTAGACTTATCATGTTCACCTCGGAGGTTATAAGTATCACGAACAAGGACTTCCTTGGCAACACAAATGTCACCAGAGAGAATCAACACATCAGCACCTTCGGTGTTCTCCAAGGAAATCGTACCGAATTCCAGGTGAACATCAGAACATAGAGCAACTTTCATTTTAATCTTCCTTCGTTTTAATACTTAACAAACAACCGAGCGCCAACAAAAACCACCAAGGCGACCAATCATAAAATTGGACCAAACAAGCGGTACCCGAAAGTACAGCCAAATTATAACACAGAACCAAAGCAATGTCAAGTGAATTTTTATTCATTATGCTTTTACCTTTTCCAAGGAATCTTTACGCATATAGTGAATAGTTTGTGTGTTTGAATGTGAGGGTATTTGTTTCACAACCGGCAAAAATTCAACACCATCTATGTCTTTGGATGGCCAATGTGGGTAGGTGTAATACACTTCCGCTTGGGAAATTCTATTACGCATCTTAATGGGAGTATGCATTTTCATAATCTAATCAACATAATCAAAAAACAAACGGCAAGAATTCCAAAAGTAAATGTCCGACCCAATAGTGCGCCTAGGAATGCACCTAAAACAAAAAGACTATATGAGGATAAGAAGATTTCCATGTTAGAATCCGAGTTACTTACAAGGATTCTAACAGACTCACGTTACTTTGTCAAGGCTCCTGTTGTATTTTTGCTACAACCGATCTCGATTTTTCGTGGTTTCTTTTCTTCTGGAATGATGTTTACCAGATTGATGACCAATAAACCGTCAGCGATATCAGCATCTTTAACAACGATGGTGTCAGAGAGTACAAATTTGTGGGAAAAATCCCTTGTACCGATACCACGGTGTAGATACTTATCGGAGGTTCTTGCGGTCTTGATTGATCCATTCACGTAAAGTTTTCCACCTTCCGAAGTGATTTCGATTTCATCACGCTTGAAGCCAGAAACGGCAATTTCAATCGTGTAATTTTCGTCATCTTCTTTAAGGATGTTGTATGGTGGATAGCTTTGAACCTTTGCACCTTGACCGAGAAGATTGTCGAATTCCTCGAAAGTGCTTAGTAGTCGGTCGAAACCAACGGTGGATGGAAGCAAAGTTTTGCCGTATGGCAGAGACAGATGTGTCATAGTTTTCTCCTAAAAGCGAGTTAATTAAAATTACTACCCCGAAGGCATAGTAGTCCTGCTTACTTAATACAGGGTCAACTAACGGGTGACAGTGCAATTGCCCGGACGCCTTTTACCGTAGCATCAAACAGCCCTAAGGTGGGCTCTTTTTATTTATCCGTTGATTGTGGTTTTTTGCTACCAATGTTATACTTGGGTACAAGTTGCCAATCGTTCTTCTCTTTATGAGACAGAATCTTAACCTGAGACAGTGAGACTGTTGGTTCTACAGTCTGTTCCTTTTTGACAATCTTAATGAGTTCCCAATCTTCCAGCAAGTTGGTAACAGTGTTTCTCCGAGCAATATCATTCTCGGTTAAATCCGTTGGTTTACCATCCAAAGAAAACAGTTCTTTGAAATGTACGATATAATACTTACCTTGCTTATGTAGAATGTGGCAAGATTGGTAAAGTATTTTTTCTTTTTTGGATGCAACACCGATGCGTGTGAGAGTTTCACGTACTTTTAAAAAGTCGTCCTTTTCACCTAGTGTCACCTCTACCATATCTTCTATTTTAATCATTATTTCTTCACTCCGCCTTTATCTAGTTTTTCTTTTATCAAAGCGATTTGTTCATCCGATAGAATACGTAATGCTTCTTTGGCCTTTTCGTTGGAATAGCCAAAGTATTCTTTAACACACTCTAAATCCTTAACCGCTGCCTGTTTTTGCCAAGCGTGAAACTTGCGTTTCATAGGTCTAATTGTATTTAGAAGATATTGGAATTGTAAAGTTTCTGGTAGATGATGATTCATATTCAACTCATTCACATATAAAATGCAATCGAGTTGATATGAGAGTGAACGATTAACAAGAAACGGCTTGTATGATTTGAAATCTAATTCTTCATCGGAAAATTTATTTCTTTTGCTTAGAACGAGTTCAACAAAATCGAATGGACTCATATTATTCTCACTTAAAAGAACAATCGGCCATCAATTCTGTCAAGAATGCCATCAAATTAATCTCTTGGTCGGCAACAAATGCAGACTGATACTGATATTTTGCAAGATGCAAAACTGCTTGAGGAATACTATCCGGTGTCATAACCTCATAAAGAGATTCATAAATCTTCCTGAAGATAGAAGCTGAATCGGAGTCAATGTTATTGATAACCCACTTTCGAGCCAGACCAAAGTCTTTCTCTTTTACGGCTTTAATTAAATCAGAAATTTGTAGGTCGGATACAGATGCAAGGATGCCCTTGTCAATTGTACCACCAACAGAATAACGCTGTAGTTCATTGAGAACACGGCGATTATCTGGAAAGTGTTTTGTAATAACTGATGCTACAACTTGCTTGTCGTATACAATGTTTTCTTGTTCAAGAATCCATTCCACACGCTTGAAGAACTGTGCGGCCATCTTTGCTTTTTGACCATTCTGAATCTTAAATTCAACCACAGAACAACGAGAGTGTAGGGGGTCGATGATACGATTCTTGAAGTTACAAGTAAAGATGAAAGAACAGTTAACTGCGAATTCTTCCATTGCACCACGAAGTGCAGGTTGTGTGGAATTTGGATTTAGATAATCAGCTTCATCAATAATGATGACCTTGCGGCCACCAGAAAGGCTCATTGATGATGCATAGTTTTTGATTTTGTTGCGGAATGTGTCAATGCCGCTTTCGTCCGACCCGTTGATGACGATGTAGTCACAGCCAACTTCTTCACATAGGGCTTTTGCGATTGTAGTTTTGCCGACCCCTGCGGATCCAGCAAGTAGCAAATTTGGGATTTCTTTTCTGTTAACATATTCCTGAAAGGTTGTTTTAATAGACTCCGGAAGAATACAGTCCTCAATTTTGTGAGGACGATACTTTTCCACCCATAGCATTTGGTTGCTTTCCATTCAAATTCTCCATAATAATATAATAATTAAAGGGGTGAACCGTCTTTCCACTCCCAACCCAAACATAGTGCCATCATTTTACGATGAAACCA